TGCAGCTCAGCGGCACCTTCGCCGGCATCACCCCGGTGGTGGAAGACCTGGCCGAGGCCAGCGACCAAGCCACCGAAGCCCTGCGCAGCGCCGCCGACATCCTGCGCGAGCGCCAGGGCCTGGAGCGCCAACTGCTGCAGCTCCAGGGCGACACCGCAGCCCTGCGGGCGCTGGACCGCGCCGCGCTGGACGAATCCAACCGGGCGCTGTTCGACCGTATCACCGCCCTGCAAGACAGCCAGGCCGCCGAAGCCGCAGCAGCCGAAGCCACGCGCACGGCCGCCGCCGAAGCCGAGGAAGCCGCCCGCGCCGCCGCCGCTGAAACCCAGCGCATCGGCCAAGAGCGCCTGGGCCTGGAGCGGCAGCTGCTGCAACTGCAAGGCGACACCGCCACCATCCGCGCCCTGGAGCGCGCCGCGCTGGACGAATCCAACCGCGCCCTGTTCGACCGCATCACCGCCCTGCAGGACAGCCAGGCCGCCGCCCAAGCCGCCGCCCAGGCCGAATCTGACCTGGCCGGCGCCCGCCAGGCTGCTGCGCGTGACTTCGCCGCCACCAAGCAGCGCCTGGCCCAGGAAGCCTCGTCCAGCACCGATGTGGCCTTTGCCCTGGTGCGCCGCGCCATTGAGGCCGAAGCTAAAGCCGCCCAAGCAGCCCTCACACAAGCGTTTGACGCGCAGATCCAGGCCATCCAGCGCCAGCAGCAAGCGGCCACGGCCTCGCGTGATGCTGCCGCCGAAACCCTGCGCCTGGCCAGTGACATCTTCAAGTACCTGGGCGACCAGATCGCTGACCTGCGCGGCACCGTAGGCGCGGGCATGAGCGCAGCCTCAGCCCAGCGCTTCATCGGTGACGCCATCACCGCCGCCCGCTCCACCGGCGTGCTGCCTGACCAGGCCGCCCTGGCGCAGGCCGTGGCCGCCGCCCGTGGCGGCCTCAACGCCGCCAACTTCGCCACCGCCTTCGAACAGCGCCGCGCCACCTTGCTGCTGGCCGGCAGCCTGCAGGAGCTGCAAGACGTAGCCGGCGTGCAGATGAGCACCGCCGAACGCGCCTTGCAAGTGGCTGAAGACCAGCTTGAAGCGCTGGAAGACAGTTCCAAGCAAGCGCGTGCACTGTTTGAGCAGCAAACCCAGGCCATACAAGACGCAGCCACCCAACAACTGGCCGCAGCGCAAGCGCAGGTGGACCTGTTGCGCAACGTGGACACGCGGCTGCTCACGGTGGGCGAGGCCCTGCTGGGTTTGGCCGGCGCCATCAGCGCGGAGCAAACAGCGCGCGCCGCCGCTGCAGCCGCCCAAACCGTCGCCGCAGCCACCGCTGTGCCTGGCCCTTCCACCAGCGCCAACCCCGCCACCGTCACGCGCAGCAAAGACCAGCTCGAAGCCATGATGCCGGGCAACTGGTACGCGCTGGAAGCAGATCAGAAGATCGCCTGGATCAACGCCCAGCGCGTCAGCGTAGAAGAACTCAAGCAATTCGACACCAGCCCCGCAGACATCGCCTGGATGCTGAACAACGGCTATAAGGGCTTCGCCAACGGCGGCATGCACATGGGCGGCCTGCGCCTGGTGGGTGAGCGCGGGCCTGAGCTGGAGGTCACCGGCCCATCCAGGATCTGGAGTTACGAGCAAACGCGCGAGATGTTCAGCAACGGCAGCCGCCGCGAAGAACTGCTGGTGGCTGAGCTGCGCGCTTTGCGCGCCGAAATGGAAGGCCTGCGGGCCGAAACCCGTGCCACAGCCGTCAGCACAAACAAGACCGCGCGGATTCTGGAACGAGTAACGCCCGATGGCGCCAGCCTTCAAACGGTAGCCGCACCATGAAAGTCATTTCGCCCACAACTTTCAACGCTGCCACGCACCTCATCAGCAGCAATGCCACGGAAACCTATGCCGCTTGGGCCGTGGGCACGACTTATGCCAAGGACGCGCGCGTTGACTACCTCACGCACATCTACGAAAGCCTGGTAAACAGCAACACGGGGAACCAGCCTGACACCAGCCCGACATTCTGGATACTGGTGGGGCCAGACAACACGCATGCCATGTTTGACGATCAGGTCAGCACGGCAACCACGCGAACGTCACCGCTCACCGTGGTGCTGGCCCCCGGCCTGTGCAATTCGCTCGCGTTCTTTGGCCTGGTGGGGCAAACGCTCACCGTCACGATGACAGACGGCGTGGGCGGCCCCACGGTCTACAGCCGCACGGTCAGCCTGGATGGCACGTTCATCTATGACTGGTATCAGTATTTCTTCGAGCCGTACGTGCAAGTGGCCGAGGTGGTGCTGACAGACATCCCCCCCTACACCAACGCCCGTATCACCATCAGCCTCAGCGGCAGTGGCACCGTGGCAGTGGGCCAGTGCATCTTCGGCACTCAGCACGAGCTGGGCGACGCGCAATACGGCGCCAGCATCGGCATCATTGACTACAGCGTCAAGAGCACGGACGAATTCGGCAACACCACTTTCTTGCAACGTGCCAACAGCAAGCGCATGACAGCGCGGCTGATGCTCCACACCAGCCAAATCAACCGCGTGCAGCAAGTGCTCGCACGCCTACGTGCTACCCCGGCCGTCTGGCTGGCCGTGGCTGATGACACGCGCTACGCCCCTTTCAGCGTCTACGGATTCTTCAAAGACTTCAACATCGAAGTGAGCTACCCCACGCAAAGCTGGTGCTCGCTCGAAATTGAAGGCCTGACCTGACGCGACTTGCCCCTCTAACGGAGCCGAAACATCATGCCCACCAACCCTACTCCGATCACTGCGCTGCCCACCGCGCCCAGCCGGGCAGATCCGGCCAACTTCCCAACGCGAGCTGACGCCTTTCTGGGCGCTCTAGGCACCTTTGGCACACAGACCAACGCCCTGGGCGCCGCCACTTACACCAACGCCGTGGAAGCCGCCCAAGCGGCCACAGATGCTGCTGCATCCTTCAGCGCCGCACTGACTGCCGGCACGGGCATCACCGGCACCAGCACCAGCACCCTGACCATTGGCACTGGCAGCAAAAGCCTCACCATCGAAACCGGTCGCGCCTTCGTAGCCGGTATGCCCCTGCGCATCGGCCAGGCCGGCGCCAACGCCAATGTGAACTACATGGACGGCACCGTCACCAGCTATGACGCCAGCACGGGCGCGCTAGTGGCCAACGTCACAGCCGTAGGCGGCAGCGGGACTCTCAGTGCCTGGGCGGTGCGGGCGCTGGGGCTGGATCTGACCAAGCAGGCAAACACCTTCACCGCCACCCAGACCTTCAGCGGCTCCACCAGCGCCCTAGCGGCGGTTCTGACAGACGCAGCCGAAGTCGCCACCATCTCCGCAACTGCGGCCACAGGCACGATCAACTACGACATCACCACGCAGTCGGTGCTGTTTTACACGACCAATGCCAGCGGAAACTTCACGGTTAACCTGAGAGCTTCTTCAGGAACTACGCTGAACACAGCGTTGGCTACAGGCCAATCGGTCACGGTGGTGTTTTTAGTTACAAACGGCGGAACGGCTTACTACAACACCGCAGTGCAAGTTGATGGAACTGCATCGGGGGTTACCATTCGCTGGCAGGGCGGTACAGCGCCAACAGCGGGTAATGCTTCTAGCGTGGACATCTACTCTTACACGGTAGTAAAAACCGCTGCGTCAACGTACAGCGTGTTTGCTTCCCAGACGAGGTTTGCATAATGCCGATGCTTGGCACAAGAGGCGCGGCCTCTGCAAGAGGATTTGGTCTGTTTGGCAATGCTGTACCACCAGGGCAACAAGCGTATACGACGGCAGGAACTTATAACTGGATTGCCCCTGCGGGAGTTACGTCGGTTTCTGTTGTTGCTGTTGGCGCTGGGGGCCGGTCCGGCGGTCAGTCTGGTGGCGGCGGTGGGCTTGGCTATAAAAACAATATTGCCGTTATTCCCGGAAACTCTTACACAGTTGTGGTTGGAGCAGTAAACGGAGACTCTTACTTTGTTAGTCTAGCCACCGTTTCAGGGAAAACAGCAACTGGTGCTGGTAATAATAATGGGGGCACTTACGTGGGAGATGGCGGAGGGAACGGCGGCACGGCTACTACCACTAGCTTCGGAGGCGGGGGCGCTGGAGGTTACTCAGGAAACGGAGGCGTGGGCCAAAATACTGGCGCTTGCCCGTCTTCAGCTACGGCGGGTTCGGGTGGTGGCGGTGGTGGCGGAAGTGGCAGTGCAAGTGGTGTAGGTACAGCGGCTGGTGGCGGTGTCGGTATATTTGGTCAAGGTACCAATGGCGCGGCGGCAGCTAATTCTTCTAGTCCCGGTGGCTTTCCAGGTAGTTCCGCTATTTATGGCGGCAAAGGAGGCAGCGGCGGGACTGCGGCAACTGATGGCGGTCAAGCGTATGATGCCGGTGGTTGTCCGACTGGATCTCCAGTACAAAGCAACGCAGGTAATTATGGCGGCGGCTCTGGAAGTAGTGCTGCGGGAGTTGGAAGTACGGGCGCAGTCCGCATCATATGGCCCGGTACAACCCGCCAATTTCCTTCAACAAATACGGGGGATTTGTAAATGACACACTTTATCAAACTCAATAATGGCGTACCAGAAGGCAACGTAATTGTTGAAGAAAATTTGCGTCAGGTTCTTACAAATGCAACATTTCCACCTGTGGTAACGGACTCCTTTATTGAGCCATTTGGCTATGGTGTTTATGATTTTCGCAATCAGCCACCCATTGCTAGATATCAAAAAAATATTGAGGTTACACCTGTAAAAAATCAATACGGAATCTGGTGTCAAACATGGCAAACAGTTGAAATGAGCAGTAGCGAGAAAACATTAGAAGATGAGCGTAAAGCTGCTGAAGTGCGATTCAATCGCAATCAAAAACTATACTCAAGCGACTGGACCCAAATGGCCGACGCTCCCGTAGACAAAACCGCATGGGCCGCGTACCGGCAGGAGTTGCGTGATCTGACTTCACAGACGGGCTTCCCGTGGGATATAACTTGGCCCTCGCAGCCGGAGTAAAGCGTGCCTGGAACCGTATGGAGATAACGCCATGAGCAAAGTGAAGGTGTGCAAAGCAGCCGAGTCAGTGGCCCAGGTTGTCCAGAACACGCAACTTCAAGTTGCTCATTACTTTTCATGCCCGATCTACCTAATCGACCGCCCCGACTTTTTGGAGACAATCAATCAAGTGTCGGAAGAGGCGCTAACGGTAGCTCGCCAAGAGCACAGCCGCAACGAAATGTACCCCCTGTACGCGACGGGCAGCTACTTTAGCGATCCCCGCATAAGTCATTTCACTGAGTTTGTCGGCGCTACTGCTTGGAACATCCTGAACGATCAGGGGTATGCCATGCAAAACAAGGCGGTGCAGTTCACCGAGATGTTGACGCAGGAGCATCATAAACATTCCGCAGTGTCCTCGCATGTTCACGGGTATGGATCACAGATCGTGGGCTTCTACTTCCTTGAGACGCCAGAAAACTGCTCCCGCGTTGTGTTTCACGATCCCCGTGCGGGCAAGGTGCAGATTGATCTACCTGAGCAAGACATAAACGCGGCAACTGTTGCCAGCAAAATGATCAGCTTCACGCCCAAACCGGGCATGATGATCTTCGCCAATTCGTGGCTGATGCACTCGTTCACGCGCCACGCGGCTGATACGCCGATCAAGTTTGTGCATTTCAACTTGGTGGCAATCCAAGCTCCGCAGGTCTGCAACACGCCTCCCGCAGCAGAAGTCATATGAACAAATACCACATTCGCTTCAACAAGACGCGAGGTGAGCCGGGGCGCGGCAGCACGGAGCATGTGTGGCGGGTGTTTGAGAACGGTAAAGAGTACCTGTTCAAGAACTTGGACATCACCGTGCCGGTCAAAAGCGAAAAAGACGCAAACGGCGTGGACTACAACATCTGCTGCCAAGGTTACTTGATCATCGACCGGGACACATCCACGGCCATCATTGCCGCTACAGTGAAGGAGCCTGTTCATGCTTGACGCGCTGCTTGGTGCGGGTCTGCTGGCCGAGGTGCAGGCGGGCACACGCCCGATGCCTTCCGGGTTCGCCGACATCGAGCCCGAGCTGCCGCCCCTGGTGTGGCCCACGCCCTGACACACCAGATGAAACACCCCCGCCTCCTGGCCGCAGCCCTCACCCTCAGCGCCGCCGGCCTGGTGGCGCTGACGCAGGACGAGGGCTATACCGACCAGGCCGTCCGCCCGCTGCCCACTGACCGCCCCACCTACGGCTTCGGCAGCACCTGGCGGCCTGACGGCTCGCCCGTGCAGATCGGCGACACCATCCGGCCACCCCAGGCCCTGGCCCTCACCCTGCGCGAAGTGCGCAAAGGCGAAACCGCGCTGCACCGCTGCGTCACCGCGCCGCTCACCCAGGGCGAGTTCGACAGCCTGGTCAGCCTGGCCTACAACGTAGGCGCCGATGCCGTGTGCCGCAGCACCATGGTGCGCCTGCACAACGCCGGCCAGCACGCCCAAGCCTGCGCCGAGTTCGACCGCTGGGTCTACTTCCAGGGCCGCGACTGCCGCGACCCCGCCCACCGCTGCGGCGGCCTGCCCAAGCGCCGCGCCGCCGAGCGCGCCATGTGCGAAGGCCGC